GTCCAGGACCTGGGGTGGTCCTGCGCCATCGGGAAGGACAAGCGAATAATCCGGCACTTCGGCGAGGTGGCCGTGGTTGAGGAACACCGGTACTGCGTGGAATGCGGCACGGAACTGAAGCCGCGGCAAACAAAAATGTGCTCGAGGTCCTGCCGGAGCATCTACGGGTGTAAGCAAAGGGAACTCAAGAGAGCCAGGGGCAGAATGGAGGCCTGATTGAACTACAACGCAGCAAAAGCCATGCTCCCCTTGCTCGAGGACCTCTGGGAGTACTTCGGACTCGGGAGACACGGCGGCTCCCACTACAAGCACAAGCGCCCGTTTTGCCCAGGAAATGGACCACTCTCTATCACTGCCCCGCGCCAACTCCACTATACCGGGCGTCAGGATGGCGTTTATATCCAGATGTCAGGAGGCGTCCCCGAACTCAAACACGAGATAGTCGCCATGTTGGATGGTGTCCCATACCAAGTGATGCGCGAGGCCGTTGAGTCTGTTCGGTATCACGACGAGGACGCCTGCCGAAGCCTGGAACTGACGTCTGATCGGTCAGCCTTCACAAGCAAGACTCAGATCTCCCGCCAACAAATCCTTTCCCGAAAGGCCCTGGATGAGCGCTTGGTCAAGGCCTGCCGGATCATCCTGGAGCATCTCGACTGGTGGCTTGCAAAACAGGTCGAGGAACGCGCTCATATGAATTGATATAATATATTGTAACCGACTTAACAAAAGACTTATCAAATCACTTACCACACGACTAATCAAGCAAGTGCTATAAGTGACATAAGCGGACCCGCAACCAACCGCTTGCACGATGTTCTCCCCCTTCCTCCAAAGCCCTTTGCCAATCGACCAGGCAGGGGGTTATTTCTTTGGGAGCAGCCGATGACCTGTGGTGAGTGCAAAATGGAGTGCTGGACGGTATCGGATGCCGCGCCCCTGGAGGCTGACGGTCGTCTCGGATATTGCGAGCTGACCAGCAGGAACCACCGGGCTGGGGATGAATGCGACCTGGACCGCGAATAGGACAGCAGAAAAATTGAAAGGAGATCATATGTCCCCCAATGCAACCGTCGGACGAAACGTCTATTTCCAGGAATCTGCCGACACTGAGCAACTCGCCGCGATCGTGACGGCCGTAAATACCGGAGAAACCATCAACCTTTGCGTGTTCCAGCGAGACGGAACTCCCGTTCCGGTGCAGAGCGTTCCCCACGCCGAAGACGACATCCCGAAGCCTGGCCACTGGAACTGGATGCCCTTCCAGGTGAAACAGCAGGCCAAGGAAGAGTCCGCCAAATGAGCATCGGGAGCATCGAGAACGCGAAACAGCGTAAGGCCGAAAAATCTCTACAAGACCTGATTCAGCAGCATGTCATCGGAGGAACTATCACCGACGTCGGGGTGGACTTGGACAAGGACGGAAACCAACATCTTTTCATCATAGTCAACGAAACCCACGCCCTGCTGGTCAAGGGGCGGACCAACCAGGATGGCAAGGAGCAGATCGCGAGCTGCGTCGTCGAGGCTTCTGCCCTCTGCACTTGCGGCAGGGCACACGAAAAGAAGTAACGACCTTGGATCGCCCGTAAGCCGCCCCGCACCAGGCGCAATGGCGATCCATTCCAGGGGGAGCCGGCCTATCCCGTGATTGCAGGTGCAGCCGGCTCCCCTCTTGTTCCAGTCTGCCGGCGCAAATCAAATGCCGGTATGGGGCAACGTGGCCCCCAGGCCCCGGGATCATCTCCCGGGGCCTCTTCTTTCCTGCTTGCGGAACCTCCTTTCCAGGAAGTGGAAGAGCCAAAGAAGGGCAAAGGCCATGTGGATGGCGAGTCCAACGGGCTCAGGCAGCCAGAAGTGGCATACGACGATCAGGGCCGCATGGAAGACCAGGTTTTGGGACATTTTTTCTCCGCTTCTCAAGCGAAGGGTTGGTGCGCACGTCCTTCAGGGTGGGTTTCCCTCGGGAACAAGACCATCGTAGGTTAGGCTCCTGGGCGTTTTCTGGGCGACTTCTCGGAGGTGGTGGACGATGGCGAAGAATAAAGACCCCATGCCGCCAGCCAAAACCCCGGAACCTCATGCCGAAACGATCTGCGGCTCCAAGACGCACAAAGGAGGCATCTGCAAACAGAGGGCTGGCCACCGAACCGATCACCCAGGTACCGGACGCTGTTGGCTTCACGGCGGCAAGACCCCAATCAAGCACGGACGCTACTCCGCGGTCACTCGCACCCGCCTCGCCGAGCTGATCGAGACTTTCGAGAAGGACCCTGACCCCCTCAACCTCCTGCCGGACGTCCTCCTGCTGCGTGCCCTCATCACGGACTACGTCAACCGCTACGACGCCTTCACCGAGGCCCTCCTGGCTTGGTACGAGAGCTGGAAGGCGAACGGGGTAAACGAGGGAAGGCCCCGGCAGGTGCTCGACATCCTGACCGTGGGCAAGTTCATCGGCGACATCGGGGGCCTGGTCGAGAAGATCGGGAAACAGCGCCAGGAGGGAATGGTTTCTCTCGCTACCCTGGATCGAGTAATTGAGCAACTGGGGGTCGAGATGGTCAACGCGGCTCAGGAGGTGATCGCCGATGCAGATCAACGTGCCGCGCTTCTCAAGGCCGTCGAAGGGAGATGGGGGACCGTCCGGATTGACGGAAAATCCGGCACTCAGGGGACTTCGTAGGGCTCGTGAGAAACGGGAGCTAGAGGCCACGGAAAAGGCCAGGGTCGAAGAACTGAAGACCAAGGCGAAGGAATCCGGCCTCACGCCCCAGGATGGACCGCAAACTGACTTCTGGGTAACGAAAGCCGATATCGCGATCTACGGCGGATCAGCGGGCGGCGGAAAGAGCTGGTCGCTTCTTGCAGAGGGCACGAAGCACCGGGATGTTCCCGGCTTCGGTGCCGTCGTCTTCCGACGCACCTTCTCCCAGGTCACCCAGCAGGGCGGCCTCTGGGACAAGTCAGAGGAGATCTTCCCCACACTCGGAGGGCGATCCAATCAGACGGCCCACAAGTGGACCTTCGGCGGGAACGGCGAAATCCAGTTCGCCCACCTGCAGTACGAGAGCGACAAACACAACTACCAGGGCGCCGAAATCTGCCTCCTCGAGTTCGACGAACTGACCCATTTCACCGAGAGCCAGTTCTTTTATATGCTCTCGAGGAACCGCTCTACCTGCGGGGTGAGACCCTACACGAGGGCATCCTGCAACCCAGACGCCGACTCCTGGGTCGCGCGCTTCCTTGCATGGTGGATCGATCAGGATACGGGCTTTCCGATCTCCGATCGTGCCGGCGTGTTGCGCTGGCTGATTCGGGATGGCGACGATCTGATCTGGGGTGACAGCGAAGCGGAGTTGAGGGAGAAATACCCGCACCTCTGGGAGCGAGACCCAAAACTCGAGGCGAAATCGGTTACCTTTATCCCTGCGTGTCTGGACGACAACAAAATTCTCCAGGAAAAGGATCCGGGGTACCGATCAAACCTGATGCTCCTGGACCGGGTAGAAAGGGAGCGCCTCCTCGGTGGCAACTGGAAGATCAGGGTGGCAGCCGGGGAGTTCTTCAAGCGTCGCTACTTCCGGATCATCGAGACCACCCCGACCGACATCATCGCCTGGATCCGTTACTGGGACCGGGCGGCCACCGAGGCCAAACCCAAGAAGGATCCCGACTGGACGGTCGGCGTCTTGATGGGCGTGACCAAGGAGAATCACTTCGTCGTGGCCCACGTCGAACGCTTCCAGGGTTCTCCCTTGGATGTCGAGACGGCGATCCAGCGCATCACCGAGCAGGATGCGGCGACCTTCGGAGATCGGTACACAATCGGCATCGAGCAAGACCCCGGGCAGGCCGGAAAGTTCGAGATCGCCTCCTACATCAGGTTGCTCGCGGGGTACGACGTCCGGGCCTTCCCAGCCCGGCAAGACAAGGTCACCCGGGCCAAGCCTTTGAGTGCCCAGGCGGAAGGGGGCAATGTGGACCTAGTAAAAGGCCCCTGGAATGACGCCTACCTGAACGAGCTCGAGGGATTTCCAAAGGCGGCCCACGATGACCAGGTGGACGGATCGAGCGGCGCCCTCAACGCCCTTTGCGACACCAAGAAGACGGAATTGCCCTCCGACCTGTCCGGGATGGACTTCGGCGGGATGACCAGTGGATGGAGTATGCAATGACCGACATCAACAAACAGATCATCGACGCCGCTGTCATGGGAGAGCTCGGCCAGACCGGCCTCGTTCGTTTTTCGGGCTTCGTCTTCGAGGAATTTCTCCGCGAGCTGCAGGGTCCCAGGGGGATGGCCGTCTACCGTGAGATGCGGGACAACGACGCCACTATCGGGGCGTTGAACTTCGCCATCGACCAGTTGATCCGCAAGGTCTCCTGGCGGGTGGATGCGGCGAGCGACGATCCCCAGGATCAGCAGAACGCCGACTTCGTTCAGGGATGCATGGAGGACATGACCACCACCTGGACGGACCTCATCTCCGAGATCATGACAATGAAAGATTTCGGCTTCTCCTGGCACGAGGTCGTCTACAAAATGCGTCTGGGCCAGCAGCCGGGAATGGCTGGCCCAGGCCAGGACGCCAAGGAATTGCCGACCAGCAAGTACAACGACGGGGCGATCGGATGGAGAAGGATCCCGATTCGCGCCCAGGAGACCCTCTGGCAATGGGAATTCGATGAACACGGCTCCATCCAAGCAATGATCCAGCGTTCGCCCCCTAACTATGACACGGTGCGTCTCCCCATCGAGAAAGCCCTCCTCTTCAGGCACAGGTCCTACAAGAACAACCCGGAAGGACGATCGGCCTACCGGAACGCCTACCGCAGCTGGTACTTCAAGAAAAAGATCGAGGTCATCGAGGCGATCGGCATCGAGCGGGAATTGAACGGGCTCCCGGTGGCAGAGGTACCCGCCGAACTCCTGGCGGCGAATGCTACCGCCGAACAGAAGCAGATCTTGGCGATCATCAAGAAGCTCGTGACGAGCATCCGGATGGATGAGCAAGGCGGAGTTGTTTGGCCGAACGCCTACGATAAAGAGGGCCACAAGCTCTTCGATCTCAAACTCCTCTCCACCGGCGGCCGGCGCGCCATCGACACCGACAAGATCATCCAGCGGTATGACAAGGCGATCGCCCAGACCATCCTCGCCGATTTCATTCTCATCGGCCACTCGGGAGTCGGGTCCTACGCCCTCGCCGAGTCCAAGATCGATCTATTCGGACAGGCCATCGAGGGGTGGCTGGATTCCATCGCTGAAACCTTCAATCGGTACGCTATCCCGCGGCTCTTCAAGCTCAATGGGTGGCGCACGGACAACCTTCCCGCCCTGGCTCATGGCAAGGTCTCCGAAATTGACCTCAAGGACCTGGCCGAGTTCATTACGGCCGTTGGTGCCGTGAAAGCCATTACCTTTGGGCCGAGGGATGAAGGTTTCCTGCGGCAGGTCAGCGGGCTCCCTGCGTCCGAGGACGGCGAGGCCAACATGGAGGTTGGAAAGGCTGCGGGTCCCCTCAGGGAGATGGCCGAGGCTGCGAGAATGCTACTCGAGAAGTTGAAGGAGCTGCCGGATGAATAGGGTCTTCCTTGCCCATACCCTCGACGGCTTCCTCTCCCGCATTACCCCCATCTTGAAGGCCATCAACCCAGAAGACCTCCCCACCCACGAGGTGGCCGACAAAGCCGTCCCTCGGTGGATCAAAGATTTCCTCGATGTGGTCAAGGAAACCCAGGGCAAGATCGTCCTGGCTCGCATCGAAGCGGCCTTCGCAACCGGCAACCTGGAAACGGTCATGAAGACCATCCCCTGGGAGACGATGGAGACCGGATTGAGCGAGCGCTGGCGGGTCGCGATCGAGAAGCTCGTCGCTCAGGGTGCCACCGCCAGCAGCGGATCGCTTCCTCCGCCTCCCGTGACAGGGTTGTCCGTCCGCTTCGACGTCACCAATCCCCGGGCGGTTGAATGGGTGGACCGGCACGCCGCCGACCTGGTCACCAGAGTTTCAGCAGAATCCAGAACAGCGATCAAGGAGACGATTCAACGCGCATTCACCGATGGAAAACACCCCTACGAGAGCGCGCGAATCATCAAAGAGCGCATCGGACTACTCCCCAAGCACGCTCGCGCTGTTGAGAAGTTCGAGGCAAGGGAAAGGCATAACCTGCTTGAAAAGAACCCGAAGATGTCCTTTGAGGAAGCGTCGGCAAAGGCAAGGGGAAAGGCCGCGAAGTACGCCGCGAAGCTGCTGAAATACCGGGCCGAGAACATTGCTCGCACGGAAACCTTGACCGCATCAAACCGGGGGCAGCTTGAGCTCTGGCAGCAAGCCGTTGAACAGGGCTTCCTTCCGAAGCACGTTCGCCGCAAATGGCTGCTGACAGACGACGATCGCCTGTGCTCGACTTGCGCGGAAATGGCGGGCGCGACCGCCGGCCTTGACGAGGTCTTCACCGGTCCAGTGAGCGAAGAAGGCAAGGTTTTGGCGGGTGACTGCGAGACACCACCTCTCCACCCCAGCTGCAGGTGCTCGATGCGCCTTGTCATCGAATAACCCTCTCCCGGCTTCGGTCGGGGTTTTTCATTTGGAGGGACCAGTGCCCCACGAACGAACCCCAATCCTTCCCCGTCCACTACAGAAACCCCTCCCTAAGAGCGCCCTGAACCTCTTCCGCAAGGCCTACGGATCCGCGATGGCCGAACACCTGGACAGCGAAAAGGCGATAGCCACAGCCCTGGCTGTGGTGAAATCCCGCTACCAGCAAGACGCCTCGGGAAAATGGATCAAAAAGGATGCCCCCGGCGTCTCTTCCGTCCACGTCGATGGCGTCCAGTGGCAGAAGCCCAAGAAGAATCCCAATCTCGCCAAGGGGATCGTAATCAAATCGGACGAGGCCCAGCGCTACACCCTCGGCGTGGTCTACGAGCCGGACGTCGAGGACACCCAAGGCGACCTCGCCACCGCCGAAGAAATCGAGCGTTGGTGCCGGGACTTCAACCGGAAGCGCCTTGGTACCGGCCGGGATATCGCCAAGCGCCGGATCCGGAAAGGCGCCCTCGGAATCCAGCATCAAGACTGGTCCGACGAGCACGGAGAGATCATCGAATCCTATATCGCCCCGTGCGACATGAGGATCGACAGCGAAAACGGAAACATCGCCAAGATCACCAAGGGGACCTGGCTGATGGGTTGCATCTGGAGCCCGGAAAATTGGACCAAGATCCTGAACGGCGAAATCACGGGGCTTTCGATGGGTGGTTCAGCCAGAAGGGAGGATGCTTGATGCCCAAGAGACTCGTAGAAGGAAAAATCCGGGAGGTCTCCGGGGTGGACGCGGCCGCAAATCGCCGCGAGTTTCTGTTGTCCAAAGCGGCCAAGGGAGCCGATAAGGAAGCACCTATTTCGAAAGGAGTCACCATGCCCAAGTTTAGCCCGGGCGCCATCCTGAAGGCGCTCAAAGCACTCCCCGGCACCGTCAAGAAGGAGCTCCCCGCCGAAGTCAAAGCCATGTTGGCCGCCGCGGATGCCGACGCGCCTCACGATGAGCTCGTCGACTACGTGGATGACGCGGAAGCCGATGAGACCCTGGACGATCTCGTGGCCGCCCTCGGCGATGCCCTGGATGACGTCCTCGACAGCGAGACCGAGTCCGACAAACGTGGCGCCGTCGAAGCGATGCTCGAGCAGTTCATGGAGCTCCTCGGGGCCTCCGGCCTCCTGAAGGCTGCAGGCATCCTCAAGGCCGGCCGGAAGATCAGTTCGACCAACATGGATCTCATCCAGCAGATCCAGGCGCTCTTCGGCCAGCTCCTGACCAACGCGGGAGCCGAACCGGCGGCCAACACCGACCCCAATGCCGATCCGAACGGCGCCCCCAACGGCGAAGGATCCAACCCCGAAGACGACCCCGCTCCCAACGCCCTGAAGGAAGAAATGGAAATGGCGCGCAAGGCCCGCCTGGCCAAGCGTGAAGCCCGCAAGGCCGAGAAGGAGAAGAAGACCAAGGAGAAAAAGGAGAAGGACATGACCAAGTCCGTCGAGTTCATCGCGCTCGAAAAGCGCCAGGCAGCCACCGAAGCCGACCTCAAGAAGGAACGGGACATCCGCCTCAATGGCGAGTTCCTCCAGAAGGCCAAGGACATCGGGCCCGTGCCCGGTACCACCTTCGAGAAGTCCGCAGCCCTGCTCAAGTCCCTCTACGAGACCAACCCCGAACAGGCCAAACAGGTCGAGGAGCAAATGAAGGCCTCCGCCGCCATCGCCAAAAACTCCGCCCTCTTCACCGAAATCGGCAAGGGCGCCCAGGGCGGGGCGACCGATCCCGCCTCGCTGATGATCGCCAAGGCCAGCGAAATCCAAAAGCGCGACTCCATCAGTCTCGCCGATGCGATGACCAAGGCCGCCAAGGAAGACCCCGGAATGTACGCCGACTACGTCAACGCTTCGCGAAAGGGGAACTGACGACATGGCCATCGAAGGAAACCTCCAAATCATCCCCGGGCTGGTCGCAGGTGAAGACCTGTCTGCCTACCAGTACCACTTCGTCAAGCTCTCGGCCGATTTCACCGTCGTCCACTGCGACGGCGCCACCGACTGCCCGATCGGTATCCTCCAGGACGCCCCGAAAGACAAGCAGGCGGCCTCGGTAGCCTATGCGGGTATTTCGAAGCTCAAGATGGGCGCCACCGCCACCATCGGTCAGCGCATCGGCACGGATAACGCTTCTCTGGGCGTTCCCTACGCCGAGGGCACCGGAACCACCAATTACCTTTGCGGACGAATCCTCGAGGCGGCTACCGCCACCAACGACATCCGCTCCGTCCTCCTCGCCGGGACTCCCCACCGGGGCGCCTAGCCATGGATGCCCGCATTCAGCAGGCGCTCCAAACCCTCGATCGGCACCTCAAAGGTGCCGCGGCAGCTCGCGAAGAACTGACCCGGCTGACCGAAGAGATCGAGCAGAAACAATCCGAGCGCGAATAATCCCAACAAGTGCGCCCTCACGGGCTCCCTTAAGAAATCATCCTGGCACGCCGGCATCGGCCTCCCAGGTCATTGCACCCAAACGCTTTGACTGAAGGAGGGCATGATGCCTCAGCCGTACCTCACCCAGGTCCACGTCGACGCTCCGCTCACGATGATGAGCGTGGCCTACATCCAGGACCACAACAACTTCGTCGCCGCGCGCGCTTTCCCGATCATTCCGGTCGAGAAGCAGTCCGACATCTACTTCACCTACGACAAAGACGATTGGTTCCGTGACGAAGCTGCCCCCCGCGGCCTCTCCCAGGAGTCGGCTGGCGGTGGCTACAACATCGACCACTCGGGCCAGTACCTCTGCGTTCCCTTCGGGTTCCACAAGGACATCGACGATCGTGTCCGGGCGAACGCCGACTCCCCCCTCAGCCCCGATCGGGAAGCAACCGAGTTCGTCACCCAGCGGATGCTCCTCCGCCAGGAACGGGCGTGGGTGGCCAACAACTTCGTGACCGGTAAGTGGTCGGTCGACAAGACCCCGACCGCCCTCTGGTCCGACTACGCTGCCTCCAATCCCATCGAGGACATCGAAGACGGGAAGGAATCGATCCTCTCCACCACCGGCTTCGAGGCCAATACATTGGTCCTTGCATACCCCGTCGTTCGCAAGCTCCGCAACCATCCGGACTTCGTCGACCGCATCAAGTACACCGGCGGAATCCTCGACCAGATTCAGACCGAGAAGAACCTCGCGGCCCTCTTCGGTCTCAAGCAGGTCCTTGTGGCCAAGGCCGTCGTCAACAGCGCGGCCGAGGGCGCGACTGCCGTCTACGGTTTCACCCACGGCAAGAATGCCCTTCTCTGCCACGTCGCCGACAGCCCTGGCATCATGACCCCTTCGGCCGGATACACGTTCATGTGGAAGGGTGTCAGCCAGAACTTGGGCGCCAACGTGGCGATCAAGCGCTTCCGGATGGAATGGCTCAACAGCGACCGGGTTGAAGGGAACATGGCCTTCGATCACAAGCTGATCGCCCGGGACCTCGGCTATTTCTTCTCCAACGTTGTCGCCTAAGGAGATATCCATGCCCAATCAGCTCCACATGGTCGAGCGTTCGTTTTCGGGTGACGGGGTCATCCGGTTGCGAGGCGAGGCCGTCAATCCCGATCGATGGGCGAATGGCAAACGCCTGATCGATCAGAGGTTCATCTCGGCGATCCCCGTCGCCAACGCCCCCCTGGAGTGCGACTGCGGTCGCCTCTGGGTGGGTGAGATTGCCGATCACGCCTGCGAGAAACCCGCGGCCATCATCCTCGAGGTAGATCCCACCCGAAAGGCGGACGAAATGATTCAGCGCTACATCATTCTCGGCGAAGTCCCCGGCGAAACTTGGGATGCCGGACAGGTGGTTGGAATCGACCGGGGGGCGGATAAACTGCTTGCGTCCAAGCTCATCAAACAACTCCCCCACGGGATGCCGCTCTGTGCCTGCGACTGCGGGGCCGCGTTTCTGACCCTGGAAGCCCTCGCCGCCCATCAATCCAAGCGCCATCCCAAGCCCGCACCGAAGGCAAAGCCAAAGCCCGCACCGAAGGCTGAGGCCATCCCAGAGGCCCCCGCGGGCCCGGAGCTCATGGTGGAGACCGCCCTTCCCCCCGACATCCCCCTGGCTCCCCTGGAGCCCCTTCCGAAAGAGGAGGACCATGAAGAAAACCCTTAAAATTCTCTCCGCATGGATCTTGCTGGCGGCAATTTGCGCACTTCCCGCCTTCGCCGGCATTACCTTTACGACCCAGGGTCAAGCCAAGGTCGGCGGGCTCATCCTGGGTGGTACCACCATCACTTCGACCGGTATCGAGATCAACAAGCTGACCGGGGTAGCTGCCGGCGTAGCGTCCGCAAGTAAGGCGGTTGTCCTCGGCACCAACAGGAACATCGACACCTTGGTGATCGCCGCGAGCGGCCTTAAGATCGGAACGGGTACCGGAACTGCGGTAACCTCGACCGCCGCCGAGTTGAACACCCTGGCGGGGGTCTCGGCTGGATTGGCGTCCGCGAGTAAGGCCGTGGTTCTCGGGACGAATAGAAACCTCGACACCCTGACCATCGCCGATGGCGGGCTGAAACTTGGGAGCGGGGCAGGGACGTCCGTCACGGTTTCGGCCAACGAAATTAATTCCCTCTCGGATCAGATCGCGAGCTACAGCGCAACCGTGACCCCGGACACCGGGAGCAATGCTGCTCAATTCGCATTCAAAAACGCCGCCGGGACGGCCATTTCGAGCATGCGAACTATGATGGCCTATATCAGCACGTCGGCCGGCGAACCCACGTCGGCTGTCACCTCGATCGCTGCCCTCACCAACGGACAGCTCGTTAATCTGGCGACCGGATCCGTTTCGATGGCCACTACCACCGCAGGGGGATTCCTGGGCGTCACGACCACCGCCGAGGCCACGGGCTCCTACTACCTGACCTTCGTTTTGCCGAACGGCAAGCTCCTGACCTCTCCGGCCCTCGTGGTGAACTGACATGGGATTCAACCGGGCGGTTGAGCAGGGCGGGCGCGAGCTCGTCCTGTTTCCTTCGGCAGCCATCACCGCCGCTGCCACCGTCACCAGCATCCCGTTTACGATGCTCCCCGGGGTCAAGCACCTGGTTGTCCAGGGAAATCTCGTCTATGGCTCCGGAGGGACCACGGTCAAGGCCTTTATCCAGACCACTCTTGATGGCGGGGTGACCTGGATCGACATCGCCTGTCTTGCCTTCGCCACCGCCAACGCCGTCAAGGTGAGCAAACTCAGCATCTCCACCGCGCTCGCCGCCGCCATCACGCCCACCGACGGAACCTTGACCGACAACACGATCCTCGACGGTCTCCTGGGTGATCAGTTCCGGGTAAAAGTCATCTCCACCGGTACCTACGTCGACACTACACTGGCGGTCACCGCCATCGCAAAGGGGTGAGCCTATGACCTGGACCTACACCCTCGCCACCCTGGCCACCACTCCCAAGGATCAGGTCCGCCTGATGATCGAGGATACCGATACCACTGACCAGCAGCTCCAGGACGAAGAGATTGCCTTTTTCCTTACCCAGGAGGGCTCGGTTTCCCTGACGGCCGCACGATGTGCCGATACCCTTGCGGCAAAGTATTCCCGGCAAGCAGATCGAAAGGTCGGGGATATGTCCCTCTCAGCCAGCCAGCGATCCAAGGCCTACCTCGAGTTGGCTGCAAGGATCCGTCAGCAGGCTCGCATCAACGTTGCTCCCTATGCCGGCGGAATCTCGGCCGGCGACAAGGAAGCCAACGCCGCCGACACCGATCGCGTTTCCCCATCCTTCTGGGTGGATATGGAACGCAACCCGGGCGTCGCAAACCCGACCGATCGGCCGCTTGAAGGGATGGTGTAGCGATGGCCCTCGATCCCGACCTTCTCGCCCTGATGCCTCATTCGGTTTCGGTTGCCCACAGGGCCAGCCAGGACAAATATGGGGCGATTACCTATGGGTCCGGTACCACTTGGCGGGCGCGAATCCAAAGCAAGATAACCCTGGTTCGCAATTCCCAAGGACTCGAGGCCGTCAGCCGAACTCAGGCATACCTCGCGGGGGTGGCTCACGTCGGGATCCGCGATCGAGTGACGCTCCCCGATGGCACCGCGCCCGTCATCCTGGCGATCGCCACGTTCCCCGACGAAAAAGGGGACGCCTACGAGGTGATTTACTTCGAGTAGGAGGTCAAGATGGCCGGAATGATTGATTGCCAGATTCCTGGCATCGATGCCTTCATGCAAAGCCTCCACAGATATCCAGCCTCCGGCCCCCGGGCGATGGCGGCAGCCCTCCTCCAGGAGGCTGAGGCCATCATGGCCAAGAGCAAGCCCTTGGTGCCCGTGGATGTGGGAAATCTAAAGTCCTCGGGTCATGTCCAACTCCCCAGCATCGTCGGACTGAGCGCATCGGTAACGTTCGGATATGGGGGGCCGGCGGTCAAATACGCCTGGCATGTCCACGAAAATCTCTTGGCTCGCCATACGGTTGGCCAGGCCAAATACCTCGAGCAACCCCTCCTTGAAGCCAAGGCCGGGATGCTCGCCCGCATCGCTCTCAAGGTGCGAGAACAGATCCGCAGCACCACCATGGGAGCTTATCTGGGAGGCTAGATGCTACTCGACGAAATTGGAACCTTTCTCCAAACCAACAGCATCGGAACCCTCGGGACCGATCTCTTTGAAGGATTTATGCCCGATACCCCGGATGCCTGCGTGGCGATCCTCGAGTACCCCGGCTCCCCCGGCGAGTACACCTTCGGAGGAGCCACGGGGGCCATCCTGGAGAAACCGCGAATTCAAGTGATGGTCCGAAATACATCTTTTCCCGCTGCTCAAACGAAGATGGCGGCAATTTACGCCCTGCTTGATGCCGTCACAAAGCAAACCCTATCCGGTACCCAATATCATCGAATCCAGGCCCTGCAGCCACATTTCGGGATGCCCAGAGACATCAACCTCAGATATATCAGAGCCTGCAACTTCGAGGCCACAAAGGACGTGAGCTGATGGATCTAACCCAAGTCGTTGTCGCTCAATTGATCGCCATCCGGGCCGCTGCAGATGCGGCCCTTTCGCTTTTGGTGGCCGAGGGACCCGCCCCGCAACCCCAAGAGCCCGAACCTCAGCAAGAACCCGAGCCCACCCAGCAGGGCTGCCAGCACCCCCCAGCGAGCCGACGCAACACTTCGACTATGGGGCACGCCACCTGGACGTGCCTGGACTGCGGACACGAGGAGGAAATCAATGCCCTACCTGATTAAAACCGGAATGGACTACCTCGGCCTTCGTCGAGAGGCCGGCGATGTGGTCGACGACATTCCCGCGACGTCCCGACCCTGGCTGCTCGAGCAGGGTCATATCGAGGAGGTGATCCAATCTAACCCCGCGCCTTCCGAACCCCAGGAGCCCGAAACCCCGCCTCAAACGGAAGGGGGTGAATGATGTCCGTCCACGGCAAGAATACCGTCATCCTGGTCGATGCGGGCAACCTGACGGAATACTTCAACAACCAGGACCTGCCTGAAACGATCGACTCCAACGACACGACCACCTTCGGACATGATTCCAAGACCTCGGTCTCCGGTCTTAGGTCGGGAAGCATGAGCCTGCAGGGTTTCTACGATGGAACCCCGACCGGCATCAACGCCATCCTCAACCCCTACCTTGGCGCGGCCTCCGACCAGGTCGTCTCCACGGCCCCCGCCGGCTTCGCCCTCGGGAACGCCGTCGATATGCTTCAAAGCCAGGTCACCAACTACAAGAAAACCTCCGTGGTCACCGACGTCACCAAGATCGGGGTCGACTTCAAGGCCGACGGTCCGATTGACGCTGGATACTCCCTGCACAACCTCACCCCCGCGGAGACCGCCACCGGCAACTCCAGCAACCTGGACAACGGGGCGGCTACCAGCAACGGCGGCGTGGCCCACATTCATTGCCCGACCGTGAGCGGCACCAACCCGACCAACATCTCGAAGATCCAGCACTCGTCGGACAACGTCACCTATCTCGATCTCGTCACCTTCACCCAGTTGACGGCGGCGGGCTCTCGGCGGGTGGAGGTTGCAGCGGGTACCACCGTCAACCGTTACCTTCGCGAGGCCCACACCATCGGCGGCACCAACCCTTCGTTCGGCTATGCCGTCGCTTTCGCGCGGCGGTAGGAAAGGAGCACCACCTTGGCCTCTCATGGCAAACTTACTGTTCTCAAACTCGACAACTGGGCGACCGGCAGCGCGGTTCTGACCGATATCTCTGCCAAATGCAGCAATGTCGATTTCCCCGAGGCGATCGACAGCAACGACACCACGGGTTTCGGAGTCAACTCCAAGACCTCGGTTTCCGGGCTCAAATCGGGCTCCTTTTCCATCGCGGGGATCTGGGATGCCACGATCCACGCCCACCTGAATTCCTTGAAGGGCCGGGACGCCATCAACGTCGAGTACGGCCCCGCAGGGTCTGCCAACGGCAGTCCCAAAGACACTGCCCTCTGCCACATGACCAGCTTCAAGAAGACCAATCCCGTGGGCGATATCGTCAAGTTCACGGCCGATTTCCAGGTCTCCGGCGACGTCGGAAACGGCGTCTACTAATCCACCCTCACCCACACGTCTCGGTCCTCGGCGAGAGCCAGGACCCGCACTACGAAGGAGAAAAAACCACATGCCCATTCTCACCGTCGATCAGATCGTCAACGCTCCCGACGTCAAGACCGAGGAGATGCTCATTCCCGAGTGGGGCGGCAGCATCCTGGTCAAGGGCTTGACCCAGGCCGAGGTCCACGCCGCCCGCGAAGCTTCCAAGGTGGCGGAAGAAATCGACGAGCAGCGCCTGGCCATGAGCATGTTCCTCGCCGGCGTGCTCGAGCCCAAGATCACCCCCGACTACTACGAACTCCTCCGCAACAAGCTCGCGGGCCCGGTCAATCGGGTCGGCAAGAAGATCCTCCAGCTCTCCGGCCTCGACGAAAAGACCGTAAAGGAAGCGGAGAGCAAATTTCGCACGGAATCGGGAGGAGAGATTCGAGTACTTCCTGACGAAGGAGCTGGGGTGGGGGTCGGTGCAGCGGATGCGCCTGGGGCTTAGCTCCGAGGAATACGTCCGCTGGACGGCCTATTACAACGTGTTGGCCGCTGAGAGAGAGGAAAAGTGATCCATGTCTGAATCCGTTGGGGAACTGACCGCAACTCTCAGCGCCAACACGGCGCCTTTTTCCGAGGCCTTCCATGCTGCAGGGCAGTCCGCCCACGAGTCTCTCACCGGCTCCCTAATCACCGCCAATCTCGTCAGTTCGGGCATCGAGGGGGCCTTCGGGATGATCGCGGGATCGATCCAGAAAACCATTGGGGACCTCGGCGAAGTCGACAAGATCATGGGGCAATCGGAGGCTGTCGTGAAGTCCACCGGTGGGGCCGCCAACGTCACCGCCGACCAAATGGCGAAGCTAGCCGACACAATGGAGCGCTCTACGGGAATGACGGCCGAGAGCATCCAACAGGGGGAAAACCTTCTCGCCACGTTCACGAACATCAAGAACGGCGCAGGGGCGGGCAACGACATCTTCAGCCAGACCACCGACATTATGGCCGACATGGCCCAGGCGATGGGAACGGATGCGAAAGGCGGGGCTATCCAACTCGGGAAGGCGTTGAACGATCCGACTCAAGGGGTCACCGCTCTCACCCGGGTTGGCGTCACCTTCACCGAGGGCCAAAAGGATCAGATCAAAGCCCTCCAGGCTTCCGGCAACACCATGGGGGCACAGAAGCTGATCCTCGCCGAGCTTACCAAGGAGTTCGGGGGGTCGGCAGAGGCTGCTGGCAAGAAGCTCCCTGGTGCCCTGGCGCGCCTCGACAATGCCTTTGGCAGCATCAACGAAGCTCTTCTTACCGGAATGATTCCCAGTCTTTCGGACATGGCCATCAAGGCCTCCGAGGTCTTCTACAAGATCAGCGACGCCATCTCCTCGAGCGGTGTTACCGGAGCGATCAATGCCATGATCCCTCCGGGCTTCCAGGCGATAATCCTGGGTGTGGCCGGCGCCATCACCGCATCCCTGATCCCTGGCCTCATCACGATGGCCACCTCGGCTTACACGGCTGCCTCGGGAATGCTTGCGGCACTGGTTCCTTTGACACCCTTTTTGATTGCTGGGGCGGCGGTGGGAACGGCGGCCTTCGTCATCATGCAGAACTGGACGCCGATTTCGAGGTTCTTCGCCAACATCTTTCAGGGGATCTCCGGGGGAATAAAAACCCTCTACGACAACTTCAAGGGGGCCTTCGGCGGGATCGGCACCATCGTTGAATCCGTCGCCAACTTCGTCAAAGAGAAGTTCGGATGGCTCGTCTCCCTCCTCCCATCCTCGATGAAGAATGCGATCGCGGGGGCCGGAGCGGCACTCGGCAAACTGCCGGATCTGGCGATCAAGGCCTTCGGCACAACGGCCACAGTCGCGGGGGCGGGGGGTAAGAAAATCAAGGAGGCCTTCGGCGCAGGTCTCGGCAAGCTCACGATCCCGAAGCCCGACATGGCTGCGTTGACGGCAGCCACGAAGCCAGGAACGGCCCCAAAGGCTCCGAAGGCGGCAAGCGGTTCGACGGCGGCAACAGGATTCGACGTGCAGGCCGATATCTCAAAAATCCTGGGCGACCTTCCCAAGCAAATGAGGGCCGTCACCGAGGAATCCAAGATCTTCGGTACGTCCTTCGATGCAGCCGGGGCAAAGGCAAGTGCTCTAAAATCTGCCCTCAGTCGGCTAGCTGCTGATGGGGTAGGTGTCACCGACGACCGACTTAAACCCCTCATCGCCGACTGGAAAAAGTACCAAGCCGAGGCTGATTCCTCCAACGCCAAAACCTATGACACAGCGGCAGCCCTGGCGAAAACCAAAGAGGCTCTGGCGGCAGTGGACATCAATGCGAAACTCTTCGGGGATTCCACGAAGTCTGCCGCCGAAAAAACGAGCATCCTTGAAAATTCCATCAAGAACATGGTGGACAACGGCGTAAAGCCCGGCTCCCCTGCCATTGAGGAACTGACCGCGAAATGGGCCGAATTCAAGCCCCCTGCGCCCTCCGAAATGGACAAGGTGAGCAAAGCCCTCAACGGGATCGCTCAGGAGGCCACCTTGATGGGCGATCGGACGGAAGGATCGTCAAAGAAGATCGCTTACGTCAAGACAGAGCTCGATAGGCTTGCCAAGAGCGGCAAGGGGAGCAAGGATGACATGGCAGCTCTCGCGAAAACCCTCAAGGATCTCGAGGCTTCCGCGAAAACACAGGGCATCCAAGCATTCACCGGAGCCCTTGCCGACGCAGGAGATCAACTCCAGGGGATGACGAGCAGCGTGGGCCAGGTGGCTAATGCTTTCGGGGTAGATCTTCCGGACGCCATCACCGGCCCCATCGCCAGCATCGGCAAGCTGCAAAACGGCTTCGAAGGGGTTGGGAAGATCGGGGCCCAGATGCTCCCGAACCTCGTCACCCTCTTTGCCCCCCTCGCGGCGGCGATGACCCCGGTCGTTGTGGCTGCATGGGGATTTACCGCGGCGATGATTGCCAACCCGATCGGACTGATCGTGATCGGGGTGACCGGATTGATCGTTGGGATCGGCCTCCTGGCCAAGAACTGGGGAGCCGTGACCAAGGCCATCGGGGATAGCATCGGGTGGATAGGCGGGCTTCTGAAGAACATGGCTGGCGCGGTGGGCGCGGCCTTCGGCGCGATCATCAAGGGAATCGGAGACGCCTTCCGGGGGGTGTTCGATTTCTTCGTGGACATGATCAAGAACTTCGTCAATGCCACCGTCATCGGCCCGATCAACATCGTAGTTCGGGGCTTGAACCTGGTGGGCGACTTCACCCACACCTACCACATCCCGACCATCCCCATGCTGGCCAAGGGCGGCGTCACCACCAAGGCCACCATGGCTATGGTGGGAGAAGATGGACCTGAGGCCGTCCTTCCGCTGAACGAAAGCACCTTCGACCGACTGGGGGGGGCAATCGCGGCGGCCATGAAGGCGAACGGCCAGCAAGGGGCACAGGGCGGACAGAGCAACACGTACAACGTCTATACCCTGGCCTACACCGGCGACCAGGCTTCCCTGCAAGAGCTGGCGAGGCTGATCGGTATCCAGCAGAACCAGATGAAAACAAGAAGCGCGTAAAGAGGAGGCCCCGGTTTATCGCCGGGGCCTCTTGTCGTGTTAGGGGGAAACTGGCTGGGACGGGACAGGGAACGGTTCCAGTCGAAGCTCGTCTATTGTCACCAAGGCATAATCTGAAGATTTTGTTGCTGAATAATCAAAGGACATCGAATCAGAAGGGATCAGTTTTTGACTCGAGTCGATCATCCGCCGGGTCTCAACGACTTCACCATGTTGGTAAAAATTGATAGTAAAATGATAGTAGATAGTTTTATCGCATGTGTTATTTAACAAAAAATGGATCGCAGCCTTTTGCCAAGGCCTGAGTCCAATTACTTTAACGGATAAACCGGATAGCCTAATCTCGTCGCCCTTCAGACAGGGCGTTGAAGTTGGACTAGGATTTGGAATTGGTGCTGGAGTTGGATCTAGATTTTCTTCGACTATCTGTTTTTGTGTCGTTATATCGGGAGGCGTTACCACTGTGTTAGGCGACGTCAAGGCGCATGGGGATGCCTCGGTAGTCGAAACTCCTGTCACGACTCCTTTCATAGATAGAGAGTCAAGATTTACCGTGCAGGCCGCCAAAAACAGCGGAACCATAATCAAAAACTTTTTCATCGCCTAAACCCTCCCTTGCTTGGAGTATACCCCAGGGGAGGAAGAACTTGTTGAAATCTTCACAGTTTAGCCTTCCCCCACACCCCGCTCCGGCGGGGCCTTTTCTTTTGGAGGGTGACAAATGCCGATCCCCATCACCATCGCCGGGTGGGACCTCTACCCCGAGAGCGTCAATCCCAATCCCAAGCTCATTGGCGGCCCCACCCGCGAGTCCATCAACGGCACCGGGTATCGTCGCATCACCGGGCAAAAACAGGTGGTCTCGCTCGTCTGGGGCTACTTGGACGCCGAAGAATTCCAGCTTATCCAGATCGTCTGGGCGTTGGCCAGGGCGGGAACGGTGGCGATCGCCTGTGTCGATCCTCGGATCTCCGGGACGTTCCTTCTCGTCGACCAGGTGTTCCCCTTCACCTACATCGAGGGCTCAACTGAAGCATACAAGGGGTCTTTGACCTTTCAGGAGCAATAAATGATTACCGTCAGCGATAGCTTCAAAGCCGCCATCAAGGGCGCGATCGACATCTCGAAGGTAAAGGTTTTGGTGGAATTCTCGGGGACCACTTGGACTGACATCTCTGCATGGGTGCTCCCTGGAATGAATGGCCGCTCGGAGGAAGTGGATTCCCTCGACGGCGGATCGAGTCCCAACTGGGCCAACCTGACCCTCCTCAACGATGATGGACGATTCTCCCCCGCCAATACCGCCAGCCCCTACTACCCCAACCTGACCCCCAACAAGCCGATCGTCATTTACATCACGGTTGAAGGGGAACCAGATCTCCCCATCTTCACCGGGGTCACCGGGAACTGGCTTCCCTCGGCAAGAAGTCGTGTCTGTTCGCTCAAGTGCTACGACGCGGCCATGCTCCTGGTCGGCCATGAGATAAACCGGGAACTGGTCTACAACGCCGCCGCACCTTCTACGGGCCGGACCTGGAATTGGGTGTTCGAGCGAGCCGCTTGGTTGGCCGGTATCAGGTGGGACTGGGTGACGACCCGCGACGCAACCTTTGCCAGTACATCCCAGCTCAACGCAAACGGGACCACCAGCACGATCACGGTAGTCTCCAACAGCGCCCTTACCACAGCCATCTACAGGCAGGGAGGGTCTGGTGGAACGATCGCCATGCGGATCGACATCGCTCGTTCGGTGGCAGGCGCCCCTCTCATACTGTTCTTCACTTGGCTCGAAGGTCTTGGGCTCAAGGTGCTCGCCGACCTGGCGCAGGTAATCGATGGAAAAATCTTCTTCGATGCCCAGGGCGCTCTCCGCCTTCGGAGTCGGATGTACGTCGGTGATTCGGCTACCCCCGACGACACTCTCACCGTGAACAATTTTGACGACGTGGTCTTTAGCCAAAATTACGAGGGCGGAAGCCTGCACGTCGAGATCGTCAACAAGGCCACCCTCTACTCCAATCCCCTGAAGAGGATCGTAAACAGGGGGCAGCACGAGGTCACCTACCAGCAGAGGATTACCTGGGGGAAAGATGGCTTCAGCGACATCCCCGACCTGGCCAGCATGGCAGATAACAGCACCTACCCCCCAAGTACCGAACCGGCCATGTATCTCTCGCTCGACAATGCAATTTTCAGCAAGAGCAAGAGCAGTGACAAGGATAAGCAGGTGCCTGGGGGCGGCAAAATCCTGCGGACGTCAAGCCCAGCGTATCCCGCCGGCAAAGATCTGCTCCTTTACTCCTATCCTGACGGAAAAGACGACAGCCAGCGCTCGGTCGGGGATTTCATCCACTACACTGGGTACCCGATTTATGACTGGGATCGAATCGGGGTAAAAATCACCAACCACGCTACTTCGCGGCGCAATCTCAGCTCGATCGAGCTTTATGCCAACATGGTCTTTCCCTCTGGATCACAAGTCAAAGGACAGCAGATCGACGCGACCTCGGTCGCTCTTCTCGGCACCCGCGAGAAAACCTTCACCAATAACATGCTCCCTGATGCCCTGGCGATCCAAAACCTCGCCTCTTGGATAGTCTTCAGCCGCAAGGACGTCAAAAATCTTTTCAACTTACCCCTGATGCACGCCATGCCCTGGGTCGAATTGGGTGACACCCTGGCCTTCTCCGAGACGATCACAAACACGCAACCGACGGTAACAAATGGGGTTCCTCGGGCCTACAGTTGGAAAATCGATCAAAGTTCCTACACCCAGACCTTTGAAACGGCGCCCCCCGATCCGGCCTTCACTTTGACGACCGTCATCGGCGGAATCACCGAGATCTCAACCAACCATAATTCCGGAATGATGCACGATCAGATCCCCTTTCCCGCCCTCTCCGGAGTGGGCAAACAGATCGGTCTGAACAACATCTCGGCCTTCAACCAGGTGCTGAACAATGCTCGGAAATTTAAGCCGGCGGGGACTTCTGGCCACTATGAAGGGTTGTCAACATACCGGGGTTATGTTTTTGCGGTGACCGATAGCGGTGATATTCAGATCTTCGACCCCTTGACGCTTGTCAACGTAAAAGCGTGGAATCTTGGCGCAAACTACCAGTTTTATGCCTGTATTCCCAGGGATGGAATCTTATATGTCTTTGCGCATAATTCCACTGGATCATATAATCAAGTTCTTTGGTTTGATATGGGGCTATTGATCGACAGCTTACCAGCGACCCTAACCGTAAATACGCACTGGGGAATAAAGATCAACGAAACAGGACTAAAAGCCCTGAATGAATCATGCTATCTTTTTGTCGACGGCAATACGTTATGGATCCACGGTATTCATAACGACATCTTCACTGGCGATTATCGATCTTACATTCGCACGGTGGATATTACCAATACTGACCTGGTTACGGGACAGTCACTGCCATATTGTTTCACAACGCAAGATCCGGTGGCGACTGGAGTATCATGGATTGCCGGTGGAATAATCAAGGCCCTTGGTTATATCTGGGCATTATCTTTCCATTATTCAGAAACCACAACAGCATGGGCTGTAATGGCTGGAGAGAATGATATCTATGTGGCAGACGTAAGCAAGTTTTCTGTTGGCGACTTTGTTTCGATAGGCGATGAAAGCACTTCAACCGCTGACTATGGGGTAATTCAATTAATAATCGGAAGCTTTATTTATCTAACCGAATACTGTCTCTATAACCACGCTTACGGCGCCACGGTTACAAAATATAGCTCAGAGCTAACGAAATACAACATCTCCGACAACACGGCTGCCTATTATCGTCTCAATCTGGGGTCCTTCCCTCTTGGAATGGAGTGGGATGGCCAGTTCGCGTGGATGTCATTTGGGGACAAGATTGCCAAATGTGCCCTCTCCTCCACCGGATTTACGCTGATCGGGACATATTCACCGACTGGCGTACCTGGGGGTGGCCCCGGGTATCTGATGTTCGACGGCACATATATCTGGTGGGCCAGGATTGGCGCGCTATACCAGATCGATCCTCGCAGCGGGTACCCCATCGGCATGTTCCCTGGTAGCGATATGCTGGGCGGGATTCCTATCCTTACCGGAGAATCGATAATCGTTAATGCCCCTGATAATCTACAAACGCTCTATCGTGTCCCTCGGTGGTCCAGCATGTCCATCTGATCCCGCTTCCAGCGGTATCCCCCGCACAGAAAGGATAGAAAAATGATCAAGAACTCACTTCATGTCGTGACTGCCCCTATCGGTCCCAACCTCAACTATGAAGCTACCCTGGGGAACGATCTTGAAGTCATGGAGATAGGTAGAATTATCGCTCGAAAACTCATGGCCAAGCATTTGAGCAACGGTGTTTCGGATCAAGGAGACAAGTGCGATTAATTCAGCGGTTTCCTTGTCGAGCCCTGTATCAAGAAGTACCTTCCTGCGATTTCTGAAATCCTCTATCAAAACAAGATTTTTTTCCGCGATCTCTTGAAGCTTTTCCGATTGGTTCATAGAATCCTCTTCCCTGACAGTAAGGCATCGCCAGTATAGGGGGATCTTGTCTTTTTCTCGGTGAGGCAATAACAATCTTCACGTGCCCCGCTTCGGCGGGATTTTTCGTTTGGAGGCATCATGTATTATTCCTCAAGAGAGGCTGCCGGGACGCTTATCAGTCCGATCGATGGAAGCGTCCTCTATGCGCTCCCCCTCCGGAACATCTCGATCAAGGAATCCCCCGCCCTGGGAGCCCGGAAGTACTCCCGCTCCTCGGCGATGGATGCGCCCTTGATCCGCGATCACGCAACGGTTACCTTTGCCAAGACCGTGCAATCCCTCGAGTTGATCGCCATCATCAAGGCCTGGCGGAAGGGCGCTCGGCATTACCCCTTTGCTGTCGATCTCAGGTGTGTTCGCTACCGTCACCCCCACCTGAGGCTCGCCCTGACGAACTCCAACGGCACGATCGAGATGCACACCGCCTACGATTGCAGCCTCTCCGATCGGGGCTTCGGAATCTCGGCTCCTGGCGCCCTGGCCGAGGAGAGTATTACCCTGGATGCCCTGGGCGGTCTCGATAATCCAGGCGCTGACCACGGGGTACCCTGTCAACCGACGCGCCTCTTCCGATCCGGTTCCGCCTCCTACATCACCTCCGCAGGGGCCTATGCCGTCGCGGGGGATGGAGTGGCAAGATTCGGGCTGCCTGGGCCGATAGCGCGGAGGAATCTATTCGTATGGTCGGGCGATCCTACAAAATCCCCCTGGGATAAGTCGGACGTCACCATCACCGGGGGGCTCCCGGACGCTTTCGGCGGGAATACCGCAACGCTGTTAACGATGACAACGAACGGGGGCGGGGTTATTTATCAGCCGTTCGCCGTGACGGCCGGAAAACAGATGATCTATTCGTTCTACGCAAAACGCGGCACCAGTACCTCTCCGAAATACTGCGCGTATGACACCACGTCGGGCCAGGTGGGCATCATCGTGCGGACATCGTATTACAGCCTGATCAGCGATTCTGTCTTCGCCCGAGTGGTGATGGCCTTTACCGTCCCCGCAGGCTGCACCTCGCTCAATATTTATCCATCAAGTGATAGCGGGATCGGAACCGTCATCACCTGTGGTCATCAACTCGAGGTTGATAGCGGATCGCATCTACCGGGCGCATATCAGGCCACCAACGCGACCGGTATCGATTCAACAGCTCTATCCGCCGAATACGCCACCAATGCGGGCCTCGTGCTGGAGGGTGCAGTAAATCAATACCTCGCCAGCCCCGACACCCCGGCAACCCAGACGGTATCTCTGGGGGCAGGGACGTACACACTGGGGATGGATGACACTGGCAGCGTGGCGCTCTCAGGAGGACCCACAGGTACGGCGACAGCGATCGCCCCCGCGACATTTACCCTGGCCGGGACCACGAGCGTGACTTTCACCGTCACCGCTCCCGTAACCCGCTTCAACCTCCAAAACCTCCCATTCCGCTCAAGCCACATCCCCGGGGCGTCCCGCAACGCAGACCTCTGCGCCGCCTCCTCCCCCTACAACGAGATCGCCAACAGCCACGACCTCACCGCATCCACCTACACCAAATCCGCAGGATGCACCGTGACGGCCAGCGGGGGGCGCTCCCTCGTCACACTGGCAGCCACCACGGATAACCTCTATCAGGCAATCTCCTCCCTTGTGACCCCTATCGCCTCGACAACCCGCACCATCGCGGCGGAACTCATGCTCCCCTCCTCCTCGGCCATCTCGGGCAGCGTCCTCCTCCGCCTCCTCGACCAGGCGGGCAATCAGATCGCGTCAACCACGGTCAATACATCGACCCTCAACACCTCGACGCCAACGACGGTATTTGTCACCGGCACCCCGGCGAGCGATGACACGGAACTGAGAGTGCAAACCATCGGCAACTCGGGGACGGGCGGCATCCTGCATGACAACTGGCGGATGGTCCAGGGCTCCATGCCGGGGATCGAGGTTAGGACGGGGGACACGCCGATCCTTCGCCCTGCTGATGACGTGGTCGATCCGGTCTGGAATAGCAACGGGAAAATCGCCGGATCGTTCGTCCTCCCGGTGGGCGCAAACGTCGCAGCCGGGACCGTCATCCTCGGCAAAATCGGGGAGATCGTTATCACTCAACTCGCCTCGACCATCACCCTCTCCAGGGCCAGCAACGGGGGAACGAGGACTGTTTCCATCACCCTCAACGCAGCGGACGGGGGACTACACGCCTTCGAGATTTCCTGGGGCAACTACACCACGGCAGGAACCAGGGCGATGCCTCTCACCCTGACAGTCGGAGCGCAGACGGCAACCATCGACGCCGCCGCGCTCTACGGCGACACCTCCTGGACGCCACCCGAACGGATCTGGCTGAGTGGGGGGAGCTCCTTCGCAACCCTCAAGGGCGTAAAGCCTGATTTCCGCGCTATCCCCACCGGCTCCATCGCAGCATAACGAAAGGACGAAACACCATGGCACAGCCCCTCCCCGTGCAAATCACCGAGATTCAGATCGCCCGATTCTCCGTCGACCCCGAGGCCATGCGCATGGTCATCGACTACACCGAGGGGAATAGTACTTCGGGCACCTACACGCCTCTCCGAGAGGGCAGCAAGACTATCGAGGGGGCAGAGATGGCCGCCCTCTGCAACCATCCGATCTACGACCAGTCCGGAGCCCAGCTCAACTTCTATGAGACGATCCGAAACCTCGTCTACGGCGTCATCATCCCGTCCCCTGCGCCTGTCATTCCTGCGCCGGTACCGCCTGCCCCTGAGCCGGAAGCACCGCCCGCTCCCGAGCCCGAACCGGAGCCGGAAGTGCCCGTCGAGCCTCCCGTTGATCCGCCCGTCGAGCCTGAGCCCGATCCCGAGGTGACAGCATGAGAAACACCATCCGAGCCTGGAACTGGTGCAAGACCAGATGGAGCCGCCTGAACGACTGGATTATGAGAGGGGAACCGAGAAAATCGGTTCCCCTTTTTGCATCTCCAGTGGAGGCCGCTGAATACCTCATGGCCAAGGCCCACTACGTTCCCGATCCCCTCGGCGGCGCACTCGATTGGTACGTGCATCCTGAGAGGCTACAAGCGGCGATGGAAGACTGCCGCATGGCCGTGGCGCGCATCCCTGGCGTTGACTGCGAGGACTGGGCGACCTGGGCCTACGTGGCGCTCCTTCGCATTCCCGGATGCAAGCCTCGCCTCCTCACCCTGGGCGATACCTCGGGGCGCTGGGGCCACCATGTGATCTGTGTTTACTCGCTGGCTGGGAAGTACGGGGCGATCGACGTGTCCGGCCACCGAGCGCTTGCCGATCTGGACGAGGCGAGAATTTGCGCCCTCTGGACCTCGCTCAACAACGACGGCACCCGCTACACCGAGGCCGTGCCTACCGCTTACCCTTTTTGACAGGAAGGACCATCATGAGCAATCTTTTCTCCTTGGCCGATGCCACGGGCCACTACTGCGCCCGTCTGGTGGAAGCCGCACCCATCAAAATCGCTATCGCCCTGCTCGTCTCCTGGGCGGGATGGCTCTCGACCCCGGGCATCACGCAGGCGGCTATCTGGCTGCTCATCGCGGATTGGGTGACGGGGCTCATCAAGAGCGGCCTGCAACATCAAATCAATTCGGACTCCGGAGTGAGGGGCGCAATCAAATCTCTGATTTACCTCTCCCTCCTGGCCGTCGCCGGGGTGATCGCCTCGACCGGGGGAAGTGCCGCCGCGGTGGGCGAATGGATCGGCGTGGCGATCGTGCTGACCGAGGCGGTATCGAACCTGGAGAACCTGGACGCGATCGCGTGTTTTTTCGGGGTGGAGGTGCCGGTGCTTAAGCGGGCTCTGGCGGTCCTGAGGATGAAGGCTGCGCTCGAGATGGAAAAGGAGGCCTGAATGCCGACCCAACTCACCCCGCATTTCACCCTGGAAGAACTCCTCTGTAAGTGCGGGAAATGTACCCCGCCCGCACCGGTCGTCGCCAACCTCAAGCGCCTGGCGCCCGTCCTCGAAAAGATCCGCATAGCCCTGGGCAAGCCCGTGATCGTCAATTCCGGCTACCGCTGTCCTCATCGGAACGCCGAGGCGGGAGGCGTAGCCGATAGCCAACACGTCAAGGGTACCGCCGCCGATCTCACCATCGCAGGCGTGAGCCCTGGCAGGATAGCAGAGGAAGCAGGAAAAATCGCCCAGGTCGGAGGCATCGGCGTCTATCCTTATCAGGGGTTTTGTCACGTAGACATTCGGCCCCGAGTAGGAGGACAAATCACCCGCTGGAACGGATAACAAAAAGCCCCGGTCGAAATGATCGGGGCTCTCTTTTTACACCTGGGGGTTCTCTTTGTCGAACTCAAACTCCTCACCGTATTTGTCGAAATGGGCGATGACGTATATCGCATAAAAATCCTGAGGAGATACGTCAGGGGAGGTTGCGTGGATGGCCTCGCGGATCTCGTCGTCCATGTGGGCAACAACAGCCTCCCAGTCGAAGGTATTCCCAAAAATTGTCTTGATTTCCATTTTTTCCTCTCTCTCCAGCGCATCCAGCGCCATCTCGATCAGTTCTCCGATGTTGCCGCATCCGTGGCGGGCCTTGGCCTGTTTCATTCTCTCGATGGTTTCCGGCCTCAGTTTGGCCTGGTAGGGGACCGTGGGGAGGGAAGGGCGACCAGCGCCCTCCCTTGCCCCGCCCGAGTTTGCCCGGGGACCGCCTCTAGGCATTAATACATACCGCAATTATCAGGGTTGAGGCGATCTTCTTCGAGGGCTTCCCGTCCGCGCTTGAGGAGCTTGAGGTAATACCTATTCAGAGCGTCTGCATTTTCGATATCAACTCCGGCCCGCCTTGCAAACTTTTTCAGGTCTTCCATGTCGTACTTGTTGAGATTCATCATTTTCGTTTCCCCTTTCGTGTTCTCTGCTCTCCACTCTTTTATTATACACGGTATCAGCAAAAAGTAAACAGGTATTCAGCAAAAAAACAGAAAGAATTTTTTGGAGGTTCTATGACCCAGCGAATCCAGTCTTTCATCGCCTTTGTCCTGGCGGGCATCATCATCACGACAGGAATCGCCCTCTTCCGTTCCTGCCAGGTCCCCCGGATCGTCATCCCGGCCACCCCCTCGATCGCCATCGCGACTCCTGCCCCCTCCCCATCCCCCCAGTTGCAGGCGGCGAGCAAAACCACCTCGACGGCGGCCGGTACCGGGACGCAAAAAACCAAGGTCACCCTCTGGCTGCCATCACCTGAAAACGCCAAAAAGCCGACCTCGCAGGAGGCCCAGGAAGGGGTCTTGACTGCTGTGCCCGGTACGTCTGGACCTGCCGGAAACTGGGGGAAAATCGAGATCGAGCTTGAGCAGGAGATTTCGACCGCGGCCACCTCGAGCGGGGAGGCTTCGGCGTCGATCGCGCCCAACTGTCTACAAAATGTAGAAAGTTCGATCGGCATCATCGCCGGAACCATGCCGGGTATCATCGCCCTCGACTGGAGAGCGATCCACCTCGGACCTCTCGGCCTCGACCTGGCGGCAAATCATCGGAGTGTTTCGGCTGGCATCTCGGCAGGCGGGAAAATCTTCGGACTCGCTGGAGGCTATCAGGCTTTCGATGGCGGGCGGGGAATTTTCGCAGCGGGAGGGGTGAGGTTCTGATTAGAAACCAATCCGCATTTTTTAGTTTCTAATCGCACATGGGGAGGCTTCGGCTTCCCCTTTTTTTTATCTGCAGCAAAAAGCCCGAGATGCTAGTAACATCGCGGGCCTACCGGTAAGGATTCCGTTTACCACGTCAGTAATGAGGCTCCCTTGACTGCCATCATACCACGGCCCCTTCTTTTTTTGTGGCGAGGATCGAGGGGCTGATAGGGGAGTAGGGGGCATGGTATGAGTGGGGCCTTTGCGGAGGTGCGGCCTACTGCGGATCTACAAAGGCCCCACTTCTGATCCCGTTATAGCGCCGCATGTTCTCGCGGGGGACCGAGATGAACTCGCGTTCGTCTGACAGGGGAAACCTCGGATAGATCTTAAACTCTCCCACCGTCACAATGCAACGCTCGACCAGCAGGCGCAAGAGATCGCCACGCTTCTGCTCGTCCAGGTCAACCCACATCCCCATGAGGTCTTCGGATATCTGGAGATGTTTTGGCGCAAAGGGCTCGACAACCTTCATCCCTGAAAGCTCTCCGTCGATTCGTTTGATGTTCGCAGACATTTCCTTGATGTCCGTCACGCCGGATCGGAAAAGATCCTTCTCTCGCTCTCTCCTGGACTGGAGATCTTTTATCCGCCTCTCCCTGGCCTTGTCGTCTTTCGGCTTTGCCTTGCGAGGAGTCGACGCGGCATGCTTGATGGCTTCTCGAATCTCTAGCCCGATGGACGGCACCACCCGAAGCTCCAGAAACAGCCTCCCGATGCTTGGGCGAAGCTCGCAAGACGATTTTCCTTTATCGCTCATGCTTGAGCAACGATAGTCGTATTGGGAATGTCGACGAAGAACGCTCCCGCACTCGCAATAAATCAACCCTGACCAGGCGTATTTCTTGCCAAAAATAGCGCGAGGGGAACTTGCCGCGTTCTCATCCAATAGGCCTTGAGCGCGATCCCAGTCATCTTGAGAGACGATCGGCATGTGGGTGTTTTCGCACACGATCCAGGTTGACGGGTCTTGCCACTTCTTGCGCCTGCTCCCGGTGGACGTGCGGACATACTTGCTTCGCTGCCACACCGTCTTGCCGAGGTAGATCGGGTTTCGGAGGATGCCGCGCACGGAGGTATAAGAGAACAGGCTTCCTGTTTTCGAGCGATACCCCAGGGCGTTCAAACGATCGGCGGTGCCTCGCAGGGTTCGATCCTGCAGGAAGGATCGGAACACCTCGCGGACGATCTCTGCATCTCCTTCCACCGTGACGAATTTTCCATCATCGACCGCATACCCCAGGGGAATCGCTCCCCAGTTTCGACGGCCACCGGCTGCTATGTGGGCCATGGATGACTTGACCCGCTCTGCCGTGTTATCGCTCTCAACCTGAGCCCAGACCGCCAGCATGCCCACCATGGCAACGCCGTAATGCGTGGAAGTGTCGAAGTCCTGAGTGAGCGAAATGAAGGCTATGTCGTTGTCCTGGAGGACGCCCAGCACCTCATGAGTTTTTCTCATCGAGCGAGCCAGACGATCGAGCTTGTAAACGATCACGGCATCGAAGGCCCGCTTGCTCGCGGCGTCCATCATTCGCTTGAGCTCTGGCCGCTTGTCGTTCTTGCCGCTCATCACATCGACGTATTTACCCGCGAAGTGCCAGCCCTTTGCCTCACAGCGGGCTTGGGCCATTTCGAGTTGCGAATCCAGGGAGACACCTTCTTGCGCCTGCTGGGTCGTGGAGACGCGGGCGTATAAGACGGCGCGAGTTATAGCCATTTAATCCTCAACGGTATGCCGGAGAACCTGCGCGACAATGGTCATCTCTGGAGTGATGTGGATTATCTTCGACTCCCCTTCGCCTGGAAGAGATTTCAGATAAGGACCCCACTTCGGATCCTCGCAATATTCTTTGCACATGCACCCGTCGCCCTTGATGTTTACGATCACCTTTTTGCCTGGTTGGGGCTGCTCGCCGTTCAGACGCTTGATAAAAAGAATAGCACCTTCAGTGAACCCCGCCGCCAACATGCTTGTTCCTGTAGCGATCAGAGTTCCGTCAGCCCCTTTGGCCTCTCGTTCATTCCAGTATTCGATACCTTGCGGCTCGTCCGGTATTACGCAAGGCTCTCCGCAGTTTATGTATCCATACATCGGCAATCCCACGAACTTTCCAAGCGGGGCAAGTGTCCCCGCAGGCGCGAGAAGGGCTGCTTGCTTTTCCCACACCGATTCTACGTGAGATTGATCACTACTTCCACATATTTCATGTTTATTTGTAACTGTTTCAGGATTAACCAATTCATGAACGGAAGTTAAGGCGGGCTTTATGGGGGCAAGTGGAGCCTGAGATCCAATAACTGAAATGGCTTTAGGTGTTGGCTCTGGACCGTTTCCGCGAACAAAGCGGCCTAGCTCCTCTTCGTCTACCTGAAGTCCCTTAGATAGCTTCTGAATAGTGTCGGGGGCAGGCGACTTCGTTACTCGCCCAGCCATTATGTTCCCCAGGGAGCCAGGGTCCATCCCTGATCGCCGAGCAAGCTCCCTCCTGGATATGCCCAACTCGGTACACCTCTTGACAATGTATTCAATTAAAGCGCCGATTGATGAATTCATAAAACCCCTTTGATGCAAAATTACAATAAACCCTGTTGTAAAAATACGCTCGCAGGGTATTGTATATTTACGACGATGGTGTTATTGTATTTCTACACCAAGGAGGTGATGAGAAATGAAACGATTTTTACCAGAACGACTTCAATCTATTAGAAACGAAAGAGGATTATCAGTTCCACAGCTGGCTACCGCATCAGGGCAGAAGGCGCACAACATTTCTAACGCAGAGGCAGGAAGAGTAAAGCGCCCAGGATACCAGTTTATTACCGATATCTCGTCTGCCCTTGGCGTGAGTGACGACTATTTTTTTACCACAAGTGATGTATCTATACAACAATCAGCCTGAAGAAAGGAATCCTATGAACAACCAGACCGAACTTCCCATCCTCAAGACCACAGAAATGATCACGGTCCGCGAAGTATCAGGAAGGCAAGCTTTCACCTACCAGGACATGGCCGACGCGCTCCAGGTCGATCCCGCTCTCATTCGGAAGCAGTACTCCCGAAACGCCGACTCCTGGATCCAAGGCGAAACCGACGTGTGTCTTTTTGACACAGGGGCAGGCGATCGGGAAATCCGCTACTTCACCACTCGCGGTGCCATGCGTTTCTGTCGCTACGTCAAATCTGGCCGCTCCGATCAACTCTTCAATCACCTCCTCGACCTCTGGGAGGAAGAGCGCAACGAAACCTCCATCGCCCCTCGCAATACCATCGCCGAATTGGATGCCGCCCTCAACGCCATCACCTACAAGATCGCCCCCAAGGTTGTCGAGATGGACACCCGACTTTCCCAGGTCGAAGAGCATTGCAAGCAGACGAACCCCCTGGAAATCGAGCGCCGGATGCACTTCCTGAAGAACACATCCAAGGTCCTGGTTGCTGGAACCAAGGGGAAACCCCAGCCGGTCACCTATCAAAAATTCTGGATCGAGCTCAAGAACTTGATCGGGATCAACTCCTTCACCAACCGCGCCGCCTTGACCGTCGAGATGATGGAGAAGTGCGTTGAGTACGCCAAGTCCTGGTGCGACACGCGGTGCCTGATTCAGCCCTCTCTATTCGGAAGAGAGTCCGGAAAAACGAACGTCATCCAGTTCGGAGCCTAGTCCCATGACCGCACCGCTCACCATGCAGCAACTCGGAGAAGCAATCGCCGCGCTCTGGCAAGAGGCCGTCGAGAACGGCCAGCTTTCCGAGCAAGGCAAGCTCCGCCTAGCCCAATCCACCCAAGCCGCCGCCCAGTAACGCTGGCAGCGGGGCTCACGACCCCGCAGGCGACCTCACCCCGCGACGCAATGACGCGCCAACCGGGACGACTGGACCTTTGACAAGAGCATCCCAACTGACCACCCTCACCGCTGACAAAGTGGGGCATCAAGTTGGACAGTCGCACGTTTACACCTCGGGGGATCTGACGCACAAAGAACGATCTCCCGGGGATATTATTCCCTGTCTGGTGCCTTTTGTAAACAAAGATTAAGTAAAGGATTTTCGACCCTGCATCCCTACTGGGAGATAGGCTCGTGAACCCTTGGAACGTAGAAAGGACGTGCAATGCAGGAATCAGTCGAGCGAATTACGGAAAGGCCGGATTACGCCGCGGAATCTGCCCTCAAGACGCTGTATTTTCGGTCCATCGAGCCCACGCAGCGCTCGGGAATCACGAAGCCGACGATCGACCAGAGCGGCAACAAGCGGCACGAGAAGAACAAAGCCGCCAAGGTCGCTCGCAGAAAGAACCGGAAGTAGAAAGGACGTGGCGATGAATTCCGATTCTCAGCGCCGCAAGAAGCGCGTAAATCCGCCCTCCCCGCTCTACCGCATCACGATGATCGAACAGGGCATCAAGGCGAAGCCCGCCAACTGGTTCGACCGGCACAACGCCTGGGTCGAAGCGCGCCTCTGGTGGCTTCTCGGCATCTCGGCTGCCGTCCTGGCCCTGGTCATGTTCTGGCCCAGGGGGTGAACGATGAGCATCCCAATTACGGTGAATTTCCCCGCCGCTCAGAACATTCCGATCGCCCATCCCGCCCAGCTCGCGGAAATCATCCCCATCACACGAGTTAAACGAGATCCGGTCATCCGCCTGGAGCAGTCAATCCGGGATGCCGGTATTCCCCACGTGGTTGGCCCCGGATTGTACTCGGTCAGGGTCTGGCCCTGGAGTAACTGGGTATTTTTCAAAACCGAAAGAGAGGCGATCACTTGGGTAAGAGCGATGGCCGAGGGAGGAAGGAGATGAGAATGAGCCGAGAAAAGGCCTGTCGACTGCTTCAAAAGACCTATGACGCCATCCTCACCACGGACGATCCTGTCAGGCAGTCGCGGCTTTTTGAAGAGCTGAAACGGGAAATCCCCGCGTATTTTGAAGAACTAGCAAAGGAGGAGCCATGACCCAAGGATTCACAGCCCAGGCGGGCGAGATCATCTTCCGGCTCACCGGCATGGATCTGGCGGATTACGGGCAGCGCGACCTGGATTACTTCCGAGCCGAGATCGAGCACTTGCAGATGAAGGAGGCGACCATCCTGAGGCAGCTCACCGCCCTGGCTGCCTCGGTCGAGGTCAAGGCGGAGGCGAAGAGGGTGAAGGAACTGGCGGAGAAGCTGGAGCGGGATGCCACCGAGGCCGACAGTCGGTACATCGATTCCTTCGTTGAGGAGCGGAAGGGATTTGAAGAGAGGATGGACGAACAAGGACTCTTGCGCTTCCCTACCGGAACCAAGGCCAGCGACCTGGTGGAAGCAGAGGGAGGCATCAAGGAATCCTCTGAGTTACCCGCTGGATGGACCGACGAGAAGCTCGACGCCGCAGAGTTCTGATGGCTATCCCAAGAAAAAGGACCACCCCCGAGCTGAACCCTCGGTTGGTGGTCGAGAGAGGCCTGAAATGGCCCCAGATGCTTTCCATTATACCGCATCGGGCCTTTCTTCAAACCAGAGCCTGCGACTTCTGTGGGCACCCCATGGAGCACGTACCAGACGGCTGGGCGTGCTCTCGCTGTTTGCGAAAGGAAGGACCCGATGGCGAATGAACAAGCCCTCGCGGTAATAAAGCCCGATCAGCTCACTGCTGAAAACCTGCCAAAACTCAAGCAAGAAAACTTCCTGGTCCTAACCCCTACGAGCAATGTTCAGCAGATCAACGAATTCTGCGGTGTTCAGTTCTCTCACGTCCCTGTCCGGGTGGCCTTCGACGAGGGCAAGACGTCCAACGTCGATATCTGGAAGGTGCCCGGAGGGGGCGGAAATTACGCCCCGACCAAGGTGCTCCTGAACAAGATCGCCTCGGCTGCCAACATTCAGTTCGACGTAATGGAGACCAAGCGAGTGGACGATCGAAGGGATCGTTTTTACTGCTCCTATCAAGCCGTCGCCTTCATCCGACTTCCTTCTGGTGAAATCAAGCACTTCCGGGACGAGGCCACTGAGGACGCCCACATGGTCGAGGAGGAGACCCTCGAAAAGTGGACGGAGAAGATAGGAAAGACGCGGGACGAATGGGTTGACCGAGTCAAGAAGAAGGTTTCGATCACCAAGGAATTCGCCGAGACGGCCGCCCGCAAGGAATTCCGCGCTTACCATAAATTCTTTGAGGAGCGCTGCCTTACCCGGGCGATGAACCGCTGCATCCGGCAGGTCTTGGCAATGAACGGGACCTACACTCTGCCCGAACTTCAAAAGGGGTTCGTTGTCCCACAGATCACCTTTACACCTGATCTCAAGGACCCGAAGAGCGCCCAGTTGATGGAGCGCCTTCTTTTCGGAGGAATCCAAGGAGGGTCCAGGGTTCGATCCGGTGAACTTGCTCTCCCTCCCGCTCAAGAAAATCCCCTCACCCTACCGGCCCCTGCGGTCGATGCCTTCTCCGGAGAAACCGAGCCCACCGAAGCCGAACTTGCCGAACTCGAGGCGATCTGCGAATCGACCGGAAAGGACGCAAGCCAGGATTCGCAAGTGGTCGAAGCCGAGGTTGTTGAGTCCCACGAGGCCACCATCGCCCTCCATCCGGAGGCCTGGGCCAAGCTCAATGAGGTCGACTACCCCCTGGAAATGAACGACCCCGACGGTTTCGGCGGCGTCAAGTTCCCCCCGATCGACGTCTTCAACAGCTTCGCCCCCGAGGGACAGAAGGCGTGGGAACCCAAAATCAAGCGCGCGCTGGAAATTGCCAAGCACCAGGGAAAACTCCCGCTTGAAGTGAAGTTGTAGGAGGTCGAGATGTTGAATTGGGCACATATGGCCGATCTGCATATCGAAGAGGGACCGCGCTTCGATGAAAATATCCGGTGCATTAACTATGCGGTCAAAGACGCCAAAGCCAAGGACGTGGTTGCATTCCTCCTAGCTGGCGATATTTTCAAAAAGAAGTCGACGCCGGCGGAACGGAACGCCTTCGCCCTCATCGTCCGGAGCATGGCCGAGCACGCTCCGGTGGTCATTATCCGAGGGAACCACGATCGCCCCGGTGACCTCGAAATCTTCGGCAAACTCGAATGCGATCACGAGATCCAGGTTTTTGAGCGCCCCGGAAAGGTCTATGTCGGCGGACTGGCGGTCTACGCCTTCCCCCACTTCGACAAGTCATCCGCCTCTGGATGGCTCGACACCCAACTCTCGATCGAGCAGACGGACATGGCGGTCATCCAGATCGCCAGAAACTACCTGGCCGAGTGGCGAACGGACCTCCTGCAGGAAACCGTCCCGGCAGTCTTCCTTGCCCATCCCAGCATGGAGGGGGCGACGCTGAGTAATAGCGAAACCCTCTCTTCTCACGGAATCCAGCTCTGTGCCTCGGATATCGACATCGGATTCGATGCCGGCAACCTTGGGCACATTCATCACTGCCAGCCCTGCAACGCGAAGAAGACGATCTGGTACTCCGGCAACCCTGCTCGAGGTGATTGTGGCGAGGAAAAAGACGCCAAGGGTTACCTGATCCACTCCATCGCCGGACGTGGCGCGGAGTTGCACACGGAATTCCGGGAGACCCCCACACGGAAGATGATCACGATCGAGGCTGACTGCCATCCGGAATTTGGGTTTTCCTTCGATTGCGACATCCTGGATCTCAAAAACATCGTTGCCGGGGCCGAAGTTCGGCTGCGTGTCACCGTACCCGAGGACAAGCGGGCGGATGCACAGATTCTCGTCGAAAGGTTCGAGCGAGACGCATCCGGCGCCTACTCCATCCAAGTCGAAATTCGGACCATCCCCGTAACCCGGGTTCGCTCGGAGGAGATCGCCACCGCCCAGACCCTGGAGGACAAGCTCAAGGCCTACCACATCGCCACCGAGGCCCCGCCGGAGGGGGACCTGGAAGA